GGCGGCCCCTCGGGCACGAGCGGCGCCGGCGGCGGCTCGGGCGGTTCGGGCGGCTGTGTATTCGTGTCGGCCCAGGCCATCGTCGGCACCATGTTCATTGAGGCCAATGGCGGCAATGGCGGCAACGGCGGCACCGGCACCGCGTCTAGCGTCAACACGGGCGGCAATGCCGGCGGCGGCGGTGGCGGCGGCGGTGGCGGAGCCGGCGGCAGCGGCGGGCTGGTCGTAGTGGTCTGCCCAACTGTCGGCGTCGGCGTCACAGCCCGCGCCCTGGCCGGAACCAAGGGCACGAAGGGCCTGGGCGGCGCGGGCAACGGCGGCGGCGGCAACGGCGCGGACGGTTCAGACGGCAACAACGGCAACGCGGGCCTCGTCCTCACGGTCACGCCCTAGGAGCGATCATGTACGACCTCAAATGCAATACGTGCGGCGCGATTCTCGGAACCACGTCGGTTGAAAACGATGCGGGCCATGTGTGCGGCGCGTGTTATGACGCCCAAGCCCCGGCTCGAGCCCGGCAGGCGGCGCTCGCCGCGTTGGAGCAACTAGACCGCTCCATGCCCCGAAGCGTTGAAGACCTCCTGACGGCCAGCCCCGCCCTCCTGGCGGCGATGCCCGACGGAGCGAAGGCGGTCTATGCGGAACGGCTGGCGGCCCGGATGCAACTGACTGGGAGCTGACGTGCCGACGATCGTGCTGACATCCCGGACCCCTGAAGGCTATCGCGTCTATGACGTCGATGGGGTCAGGGTGCAGGTCAACACGGAAGAGGCGAAGGACGCGGACGTGATCGCGGAAATGGATTTGACTCAACGCAACCCGAGGCCGACGGAATAGTGGCGATCATCTTCCAATCTGGGTTTGAAGTCGCAGGACTTGGTGACTGGGACGCTACAGTCAACAGCGGTACTTCGTCTGTTGTTAGATCTGCAACGGCAAAGAAGGTTGGTGCCTATGGGCTCCTGATAACCAAGGGCATTGCTGTAGACCTGGCGTACGTGACGAAGAACTTTGCCACGTTCAATCCAGGAACCGATCGCTACATAGGATTCTGGGTGAACGTCCAGACCCGGCCAGCGTCCTCATCGTTTGAGATCGCATGGTCCGCGTCTTTCGCTCTGCAATTCGACCTCAATAGTGCGGGAGTTCTCAAGGCATACGTGAATGACTCCGGAGGCAACTTCCCCAGCGTCAGTGTTGGGACGTTGGCCTTGGGAACGTGGTATTGGGTCGTGCTCCTGGTTCATCGTTCAAGCGGTGCAGGAGTAGCAGACGGTTTGGCCACCATCTGGTTGAATGGAGTCCAGAAAGCAACCGTCACCGGGAAGCAATACTACACGACCCAGACTCTAAATTATCTCAATGTTGGAGCAGACAACGAGAGCAGCAGCAGCGTGGTTTGGATAGACGGAGTGATCGTTTCGGACACCTACCCCAGCCCAGTAACCCAGATGCCCATGGCCCTGCTGCTCCAAACGTCCCTTGCGGGAGGAGTCCGCACATGATCACGAAGAACTCCGCTTGCACCGTTACGTACATCGCCTGGGACACGGGCGCCAACACCCCCAAGACGGGCGACAACGCCAACCACACGCTGCGGATCGTCAAGGACGGCACGGAGGCCACGCCCGCGGCCTCGCCGGCCGAGGTTGACGCGACGAACGCCCCGGGCGTCTACAAGCTGGCCCTGGCTGCCGGAGAGACGAATTGCGACGTGCTCCGGCTCGCGGGCAAGTCAAGTACTGCCGGCGTCGTGCTGATCGGCTGGGAGACACAGACGGCCCTGCCGATCGTCGTCAATCCCGTCGTTGCGTCGCAGGCCGTCGCCAACCTGGTCCCCGCGGCCCTGTCGCTCCAGATGTTCGCCAACGAGGCCAAGACGTTCAGCCTGACGGTGTTGGACGCAGCCGGAACGCCCGTCAGCCTGGCGGGCAAGACGCTTCGGCTCATCGTACAGCCCGTGTCGAACACGCCCACGGCGACGTTCAAAGTCGAGAACGCGGCGATGACGGTCAGCGGCCTGAGCAATGAGATCGCCAACGTCCCGATTTCGCACACGCAATCGGCGATCGCGCCGGATACCTACGCCTGGCGGCTGTGGGACGTGACCCCAAACGTCGTGCTGGCCAACGGAACGATCAAGATCCTTCCCTCGACGGATAACGCATAATGGCCGAAGCCAAAGACACCGTTAACACTCAGTGCGCCGCCTACCGGCAGATGTCGGCCAAGTGGACGTTGCTTCACGACCTGCTCGGCGGAACGTCCGCGATGCGGTCCGCCGGCGAGCGATGGCTTCCGCGCGAGCAGGACGAGAAGGACCTGAACTACAAGGCCCGCCTGGGCCGGTCCATCCTGTTCGGCGGCTACGGCGACACAGTCGAGAAGCTCGCGGCCAAACCCTTCAGCAAGCCCGTCACCATCCAGGGCGAACTGCCGGAGCAGCTGGCGCCGATGTCCAACGACGTCGACGGGTCGGGCTACTCCCTCACCCAGTTCGGTCAGGATGTCTTCCGATCGGCCCTCAAGTACGGGCTCACGCACGTGCTGGTGGACTACCCGAAGGTCGAGGGCTCCCCCGATCTGGGCACGGAGCGGCAACTGGCCCTTCGCCCCCGGTTCGTCCTGGTGGAGCCCCCGCAGCTCATCGGCTGGACGTTCGACAAGGCGGCGAACGGCCAGCCCGTCCTGACCTCCATTCGCATTCGAGAGCAGGAGTGCAGGAAGGAAGGCACGTTCGGCGACAAGATCGTCCAGCAGATCCGCGTGTACACCACGGACCATTGGGAGCTGTGGGAGCAGCCGGAGAAGGAGTGGGTGAAGGTTGGCGAAGGCGTTCACACCTTCGGCGGAATTCCGCTGGCGACGTGCTACTTCCAGCGGTCGGGACTGATGACGGCCGATCCGCCGCTGGAGGATCTCGCCTGGCTGAACCTCGCGCACTGGCAGAGCATGTCCGATCAGCGGAACATCCTGCGTTTCGCCCGGTTCGCTCTGCTGTTCGCCAAGGGCTTCAAGGACAACGAAGTCGAGAAAGGCTTCTCCGTCGGCCCCTCGAACGTCATCAGCACGACCAACCCGGAAGCGGACCTCAAGTACGTCGAACACACGGGCTCCGCGATCGATGCCGGCGAAGAGGACATCAAGCGGCTGGAACAGCGGATGGAAGTGCTCTCGATGCAGCCGCTGATCCGTCAGTCGGGCGACGTGAAGGCCACGGGCATGGCCATCAACGAGTCCAAGAGCCAGTCGGAGATCCAGGCGTGGATCCGCAACCTGGAGGCCGGGATTCGTCAGTCGTTCGACCTGGCCTGCCGCTGGATCGGCGCCGAACTGCCGGACGACTTCAAGGTGGACATTTTCAACGAGTTCAACCTGGTCCTTGGCGCATCGAGCGACACGGGTGAGTTGCTGAAGGTCTGGCAGGGCAATGGCATCACCCACGAGACCTATCTCCGCGAGGTCAAGCGGCGGGGTCTGCTGTCGGAGAACCTGGACGTAGATCAGGAAGTCGAGAACGTGAAGGCACAAGGCCCAGCCCTCGCGGGCATTGGCGCCGGCGGCGGGGCTGGCGCCGGCGGGGCTGACGCCGGTAGCGAGCAACCTGTCCTGGAATAGTCGAATGGCGAAGGCAACGCAAAATCGAGCGATCATCAAGCCGAACCAGTCGGTGAACCTGACACTCTTTCACCGCGCCGTCCGCCGCGCCGTTGACATCGAGCGGCTCAAGACCGGCGAGGTCCGCAGCGTGATGAGCCTGCTGAACCGATCCGTCCTGCCGGACATCGATCGCCAGATCGCCGACCGCCTGGGCCGGATCGCCCTGGGCGAGATCAAGAACGGCTACACCGACTACCGCCTGCAGGCCCTGAAGGAGTCGATCGGCGGGATGATCAAGGGCGGGATGCACTCGGTCTCCGAAATGCTGCAAGGCCGGCTGACCCAGCTCGCGCACAGCGAATCGACGATCGAGGTCAGCGCCCTGAAGGGCGCGATCACGGTCCCGTTCGATTTCATCGCGCCGGCGCCCAATCTCCTGAAGGCGATCGTTACGGAGCGGCCCTTCGAAGGGCGCATCCTGGGCGACTGGTTCAGCGACCTGGCCCAGAAATACCAGCGGGAGATTCCCCGCCAGATCAACATCGGGCTGGTCCAGGGCGAATCGGTCCCGGACCTGGTGCGGAGGATCCGCGGCAGTGCGGAGGCCGCGTTCGGGGACGGCACCGCCGGCGCGATCCGCCGCGACGTGGAGGCGGTTGTGCGGACGGCGGTGGGCTCCGTCAGCAGCGCCGCCCGGGCGGAGACCTACGCGGCCAACGCGGATGTGGTCAAGGGCGTGCAGTGGATCGCCACGCTGGATCCCCGCACCTGCGAGATCTGCATGGCCCGCGACGGGCAGGTGTTCGACCTGGACGGCAACATCCCCATGCCGCCGTCGCACTGGAACTGCCGATGCACGACGGCGCCGGTGCTGAAGTCATGGAAAGAGCTTGGAATCGACGCGAAGGAAGCGGACGCCGGCACGCGGGCCAGCATGGACGGTGAAGTGCCGGCGACAATGACGTACGGGCAATGGCTCAAGGAGCAGTCGGAGAAGGTGCAGAACGACGCCCTGGGCCCCACAAGAGCGGAAATGTTCCGGACTGGCAAGGTCGCCATCGATCGGTTCGTGGATGACCGCAGCCAGTGGCTGACGCTCGATCAGATCAGACGCCGGGAAGGCCTCAATTGATCGGGCACACGAATGCTGCAACGGGCGGGACGCCCGGTTTAGAGCGGCGGGATGCCGCAGAGGAGAAGCTGCAATGGCGTTGAAGGCGTTGCTGGACAATCTGGACGGCCTGCCGGCGGACGTGGCGAAGGAATACACCAAGGGCGACGACGGGAAGTTCCGCCTGCAGGTGACTCCGGTCGGCGGGTTGGCCCTCGAGGACGTGGAAGGGCTCCGGACGGCCCTGGGCAAGGAGCGGGAGAACGTGCGCAAGGCCAGCGAGTCGCTTGCGGCGTTCAAGGACATCGATCCGTCCAAGGCGCGGGATGCGCTGGCGAAGGTCGGGGAGATGGCCAACTGGACTCCCGAGCAGAAGGTCAAGGAGCAGATCGAGGCCGTCAAGGCCCAGATCGTCGAGGCGCACGGCAAAGAGAAGGCCACCCTCGAAAAGCGGCTGGCCGGGTACCAGAAGCAGTTGACCGGCGCCCTGATCACGGCGGCCGCCACCGCGGCGATCGCCGGCCACAAGGGCATCCCTGAGCTGTTGCTGCCCCATGTGGAGCGGCAGACGCGGATGCGAGAGTCCGACAACGGGCAGTTCGTCGTCGAGGTCATCGACAAGGACGGCAATCCCCAGGTCGATGGCAAGGGCAACGCCATGTCGATCGAGCAGCTTGTGGAGAAGATGAAGTCTTCGGAGGTCTACGCCCGGGCCTTCGATGGAAGCGGGGCCAAGGGAAGCGGAGCGACCAATGGCGGCGGAGGTTCCGGCGCCAAGGGCAGCGGGTCGTTCAAGATCAGCAGTACCGATGCCAAGGACACCAGCAAATACCGAGCGGCCCGAGAAGCCGCCGAGAAGGCCGGCCAGCCGCTTGAAATTGCCGACGTGTAGTCGGCGGCGGCGTCCTGGGCGCGGAACTTTCAGAAGAGGAATTCAAGACCATGAGTCAGAACACCAATGCGTACAACCCGATTTTCTACGCTCAGGAAGCCCTGATCCAGTTGGAGAAGGCCCTCGGCATGGCCGGCCGCATCCACCGCGGCTATGACGAAGAGCATCGGGCCTTCGGCAAGGGCGACACGATCAACATCCGCCGGCCGTCCACCTTCACCGCGCAGAACGCCCCCAGTGCCGCGCAGGACCTCACCCCGACCACGGTCCAGCTCACGCTGAACTACTGGCGCGAGGTGAAGTTCAAGCTGACCGACAAGGAACTGACGCTGACCACCGAGCGGATCATCCAGGAGCACATCCGCCCGGCGGCCTATGCCCTGGCCGACGACGTCGACCAGAAGCTCGCGGCCCTCGCGTTCCAGGTGCCGTGGTACTTCGACCTGACGGGTACCGCCGCCGTGCCGGTGATCTCCGACGTGACGGGCCCCTACAAGGTCCTGTTCAACAACAACGTGCCCATGGGCGATGAGACCATGCTGCATTACATGGTCGATGGCGGCCTGCAGCAGATCCTGCAGAACCTCCCGTCGTTCAACCAGGTTGCCCAGGCGGGATCGTCCGCGGAGCAGCTCCAGATGCGCGGCACGCTGGGCCGGAAGTTCGGGATGGAGATTTTCGCCAACCAGAACGTCCAGAGCAAGGTCGCCGGCACGCTGGCCGACACCGCCGGTGCCGTCGCGACCGAAGGCGCCGTCGGCGCGACCACGCTCGACTGCAAGAACTTCAACGCCGCCGAGACGCTGAAGGTCGGCGACACGTTCGTCATCGCCGGCAACACCCAGCGGTACGCCCTGACGGCCGACAAGACGATCGCCGGCGGCAACACGGTCACGCTGGCGTTCACCCCGCCCCTGGTGGCCACGGCCTCCGTGGACGCCGTGGTGACGGCGGAGACCGACGCCCACGTCGCGAACCTGGCCTTCCACCGCAACTTCGCGGCCCTGGCCACCGCGCCCCTGTCGGAGATCGGCAACCAGCTCGGGGCGAAGATCGCCACCGTCACGGACCCGATCACGGCCCTGGCGCTCCGCAGCCGCCTGTTCTATGACGGCGCCAACAGCGCCGTCTACGTCGCCCTGGACATCCTCTATGGGCTGACGATCCTCGACGGCAACCTCGGCTGCCGCTGCCGAGGCTAGTAGTCCTAAATCCGGTTCCACGGCCCGCCCCTGATCGTTTCGGGGGCGGGCCTGGAACGCTTTGAAATGAAGGAAATCGAATGCTGATCACGACTGTCGTAATCTTCGGCAAGATGGGCCGGCTGGTCATCAACGAGGCCGACCTTCCCGCCTGGCGAGCTAGGGGCTACCGGACGGAGATCGAGATCAAGGTTGCCGAGGCCAACAAGCCCGCCGCCAAGGGCAAGGCCGCCGAAGCGAACAAGCCCGACGCCAAGGGCAAGGCCGCCGAAGCGAACAAGCCCGACGCTCCCAAGGAGTAGTCCATGGCCCTTGTGGTGGAAACCGGAAGCGGGATGGCGAACGCCGAAAGCTACGCATCGGTCGCTGAGGCCGATGCGTACCACGTCGCACATTCGGCGTCGGCGGTATGGTCCGCCGCCCTGACGGCGGACAAGGAGCGGTGCCTGCGCCTGGCGACTCAGTACCTGGACATCCGCTACGGGCTCCGGTGGGTCGGGCTCCGGGCGAATCTGGCCCAGGCCCTGGACTGGCCGCGCAGCAGTGCCCGCGACGTCGACTCCTCCATTCTCGGAGGCATCTCCGACTGTGAAGGATTCGTCCTGCCGTCCACCCAGATCCCGCCGGCCGTCAAGGCGGCAACCGCGGAAGCGGCGCTCCGATTCCTGTCCGGGCAGGACCTGCTGACGGACCTGTCCAACCCCGCCGGCGTCAGGGAATCGAGTGTCAATGTCGGTCCTGTCACTGAGACGACAGTGTACTTCCAGCCCAACGGCCCCACGGCGGTCTACCAGGTCATCGATGGCCTGCTGCGGAAGCTGGTCCGGACGTCGGGCGAACTTCGGAGAGCGTAAGTGACGACGCTGGATGACAGGCTGATTCCCCGAGTCCTGGAGATTGTGAAGCGTTATGGCAAAACCGTTACCTTCACGGTCCCCGGGGCGCAGGCCTATGACCCGGCTACGGGCAAGAACACCATCACGGGCGCGACGACGTACACCAAGCAGGTGACGCCGCCGCAAGGCTACAGCCCGACGCTTGTGGACAAGGACCTGGCAGATAAGGGCGACCTGCAGGTCTTCCTTCCGGCGATGGGCCTGGAGTTCACGCCCAACACGGTGATGAAGGTGACGGTTGACGGCCAGATCTACACCATCGTGACGGTGGGGCCCATCTACACGGGCGAGCGGATCGCCCTGTACGAGCTGCAACTGAGGAAGTAATGGACGACACGGCCCAGCGAATCAACGAGAAGGTGTGCAGCACGGCGCAGGAGTTCAACGCCCTCGTTGACGAGTTCGCGCAGGACCTGATGCCTCAGCAAGTGACGCTGCTGCAGAAGAAGGTCGCACTGGAGCTGCTCCGTCAGGTTGTCTTTCGGACGCCGGTGGATACGGGCCGGGCCCGGGGCAACTGGCAGACTTGCGTCGGCCAGGCCGGCGAGGCTGAAGTGATTCTTGTGCCGCTTCCGGATCATACGCCGTACGATGCGTCCCCACCGATCGACGTCGCGGGTGCCGACGCCCTGACGGCCGGCATGAACGCCCTGAAGTCGCTGGGCAACTGGCAGACCGTGTTCATCTTCAACAACGTGCCCTACATCATCTACCTCGAGGACGGGACCAGCCGGCAAGCCCCCTGGGGAATGCTCCGGTTGAGCCTGCTGTCCCTGGAAGAGATGTTCAAATGAGTTTCGAGAGCCTTGCCAACGCGATCCGCAGCCGCTTCAAGACCCTTGTGGTCGGCGCCACGTCGCTGGTAGTGGCCTACGACAATGTGCAGTGCCAGGAGCCCGAGGATGCCGTGTGGGTCCGATTCTCCGTCCTGACGGGCGACACTCTGCAAGCATCCCTGGGCGCCTCCAAGCGGTTCCGTACGGTGGGCGTGGCTGTCGCCCAGATCTTCCAGCCGATCAACCAGGGCGACAAGGACGCCCTTGTGCTGGCCGACACGATCAAGTCCGCATTTCGCGCCACGTCGATCTCTGGCGTGACGTTTCGGACACCGTCCCTCCGCCGCGTGGGCAGGGACGCGAAGTGGTATCAACTGAACCTGAACTGTCCGTTCTACGCGGACGAAATCGAAGGAACGTAAGCCATGTCGAACGCAGACCAAATGCAGTTGTCGTACATCGAGGAGGCGAGCTTCGGGACGCTGAAGTCGGGCTCTCCCCTGAAGGTGCTCCGCTTCCTGTCCGAATCCCTGCATCAGCAGACGTCCACGACGCAGAGTTCGGAGATCCGTTCCGACCGGCAGGTGACCGACGTCATCCGCAACAACATCAGCGCCGCCGGCGGCGTCAACTTCGAGCTGAGCCACGCGGCCTATGACGACCTGTTCAAGGCCTCGCTGATGTCGGATGCCGATTGGTCGCTGCCCAAGAACATCGCGGCGGCGACCCTCTCCGCGGCTGCGGCGGACAACAGCTTCAATGACAGCGGCGCCGGATTCCTCACGGCCGGTTTCGCCGCCGGCATGACGGTCCGCGTGTCGGGGTTCGCCACCGCCGCCAACAACGGGCTCTTCCGGATCACGACGGCCGCGGCCGGCAAGCTAGTGGTGACGGGCGGGACGCTGTCGATCGAGGCGGCGGGCGCCGCGGTGACGATCGCCCGGCCGGCCCAGAAGGCCGCCACGACGATCGCCGCGTCCTCCGTGGACAACAGCATCACCGACAGCGGCAACGGGTTCGTCACCGCCGGCTTCACCGTCAACGAGTGGGTGAAGCTCACGGGCTTCGCCACGGCCGTCAACAACGACTACTTCAAGATCGTCAGCGTTGTCGCCGGCAAGATCGTACTGACGGGCGGGCTGCTCACTACGGAAGCCGCGGGGGCAACCGTCACGGTGGAGCAGGGCTCTTCGATCGTCAATGGCACGACGGCGCCCAGCTACAACTTCGAGAAGAAGTTCTCGGACCTGACGACGGAACTGTCGGTGCTCACGGGCCTGACGGCCGACCAGATGCAGCTCAGCGTCACTCCCGAGGCGATCGTCACCGGTAGCTTCAGCTTCGTCGGCAAGGACGAAACGTCCAAGACGGCCACGGCCGGCAGCGGCTACACGGCCGCACCGACCAATCCCGTGATGAACGCGGTGGACAACGTACTGTCGATCGTCGAGGGCGGCGCCGACTTCTCCGCCATCGGCTTCACGGCGCAGCTCCAGAACAATCTGCGGACGCGGATGCAGATCGGGGCCCTGGGCACGATCAGCATCGGCAAGGGCAAGGTCGCCGTCTCCGGAACGCTGCGCGCGTACTACACCAGCAAGACGATCATGGACAAGTACCTGAACATGACCGCCAGCTCGCTGGGGATCGCCCTGAAGGATTCCAGCGGCAACGCTTACATCCTGGACCTGCCGCGGCTGAAGTACACCTCCGGGCAGCGGCTCGACGGCGGGCAGAACCAGGACATCATCGCGGACATGGCGTTCACGGCCTACATGCATTCGACCGAGACCGTCACGCTGCGGATGGTCCGCTTCTTCGCGTAAACCCAACAAGCCACCGGGGCACAGCCTGGGCCTGACGGCGAAAGCAGCTGTGCGAGTAGCCGACAGGCCCACCCCGGCGGGAACAGAAAGGACAGCTTTGTGAAGATTTCGAAGTTCGCCACGGATTCGACGATGGAGCAGGAAGGCGTCTGGGTGGACGCCGGCGGCCTGAAGCTCCGGATCGCCCGCATGGGCAACCCGAAGTACAACGAGTACGCCCGCCAACTGGGCAAGCCCCACGCCATGCAGATCCGCCACGGCGCCGGCGATGCGGCCAAGGTGCTGGAGGACGTGATCAAGAAGGCCATGGCCCGCCACGTGCTGCTGGGCTGGGAGAACCTGGAAGACGACGCCGGCAGCCCGATCCCGTACAGCGAGGCCAAGGCCATGGAGCTTCTGACGGGCTTCCCAGACTTCTACCGCATGGTCCTGGAGTTTGCCCAGGAAGCCGAGCACTTCAAGCGGCAGAGCCTGGAGGATGCAAAGGGAAACTCCGAAGCTGTCTCCAGTGGCAGCTCGACTGGGGACAGCACGAAAAGTTCCTGAGCAAACGAGCGGCGGACGGAAAGCCGACCCAGGCCCTCGCGAACAAGCCGGAGATGTTCGAGGACCTGGTGCCGGCCTGGAACGCCTTCACGCAGTTGCATCGGCAGAGGCCTTGTGGGTTCGCCCCGGGCCCCATCCCGATGGCGGATATGCAGGCGTGGCTTGATCTTCACGAGATCCGCGACCTGGACGATCGAATGGAACTGGTGGAGCTGATCGCCGCGATGGACGCGGAATATCTGGCCTGGGCGGCCAAGAAACGAGAAGAGGATGCCCGTTCTCCAGTGCGCAATCGACGCCAGTAAGGCCAAGTCCGGCGCCCAAGAGTTTCAGCAGGCCGCGAACCAGGTGAAGAATGCCGCCAACCAGGCCGCCGGCGAAACCGGCAACCTGAACAAGGGCCTTACCGGGCTGGGCAACACCGCTACCAGCATCAAGAAGGCGATCTTGGAAGTCGGGGCAGCGATCGGCTTGACCTTCACGCTCAAGCACGTCTATGACGAAGTGGTAGGATTCGACACCGCCCTTGTGTCCCTGGGGCGATCGTCAGGGCTCCAGGGCAAGGCCCTGGACGATCTCAGCGACAGTATCCTGGGGCTCAGCCGTCACATTCCGGTAGCGGCGACGGAACTCGCTGGAATCGCCAGCGTAGCGGCCAAGCTGGGGGCGAAGGGCAAAGACGACATTCTCGCGTTCACAGAACCGATCGCCCGCCTGTCCGTC